ATGCGCATTACATCCATGCCAAGTGTTTGTATAAATGTGCCTACCAGCAGCTCCGTGTCTTTCTCCAGGTTGAACAGCGCATTATCTTTGACGTCAGGAGAATATACCGGCAGCAACTGATCATACCTGCCCTGCAAAACGTGGCCAAGATTCTCTTCCGCCCAGTCAACGAAGTCCTGTTTGAATTCTTCTCCGGATTCTTCAAGCGCCGATTTGAAGGTGTTCTCAACACGCCCTGCCCAGTACGCTTCAACACCACCGGCGTCTTCCTTGCCAAATCCGACTTCAATCGCGCCTTTGATAGCCGCGCCGCCAACCATCAGCCATTTATCCAGGTTGGTCAGTTCACGGTTGGATCTGAATGCGTCTGCTCTGTCTCCAACATACTCATTTACAAACGATTCGTAGAATATCGGATCTGAAAGCAGGTTTTTCAGCCTTGCTGGTATGCCCTTTAATCCTTTGGCTACTTCCGCGTATTCTTTTCCGCCTGAAAGGAAGCTCAATAGCAGCGAATCAATCTGATGACCAAACTGGTACCCTGTCCCTTTGAATACCTTTGTTTCGATAAGGTTCAGGAAGTCTGTGATCTTTTCGACGTCGTTGTATCTTTCAAAAGCGCCTTCCTGCCAATCGCTTGCCATAAACTGCAGCACGGCATCCTGCGCCTTCTTGATATATTCGTCTGTCGTCAGTGTTTGGTTCTTCAGCGATTCTTCAATCGTGCTTGCCAAGGCGTTCAGCTTCTGGTTGATAGATTCCGCTTGCCTGTCAATATCTGCCCAGAATTCTTCTTCGCGCTTCGCCTTTTCTTCATCGCTCAGGCCGAGCGCATCCCATTCCTTTTGTGCCTGTTTGAATTCCAGCTGCACTTCACGGTCATTATGGAAATCATAATTACTGTAAAGCGCCCTGAAATAGTCGGCCCAGTTCAATACCTTGCTTTTTGCGCCTTCTGCTATGGCCGAAGCCGTATTGCCAATCGTATTCGCAACAGCATTCAGGCCGGCATTCCACTTCTGTCTTGTAATGTCCAATTCATTCAGCTGAGCCTGCAGCTGCGCTTCTTGGGATTCAAGCGCTGCCATCTGACGTGCCAGCTGAGACATGGCGGCCTGGTCTCCGTTCTCCCACGCCTCGGTATACTGTGCTTTTAACGATCCTAAAGTTTCGGCAATTCGGTCGAGTCGAGGATCAAGCTGCTCGTGCAGTTCTGCAAGTCGCGCGTCATTCTCTTCGCGGTCGATCTTGTGCTCGTTGCGCTCTGTGTTCCAGTTCTCTTCAAGTGTTCTCAGTTCCTGATCTATCTGCTCCAAACGCTGATTGTTAGCGGCCACCTGGTTTCTGAGTTCTTCGCGTTCGTTGTCGTCTTCCGCTTCATTGATATCCAGGCCAAGCACGCGAATTTCTTTTTGCAGGTTACTGCGCTCATCCTCCAGCGCCTGCCGCCGCTCGTTGTACTTCTGTATTGTCAGATCATACGGCGTGATCCTTTCGCCCGGTTCCAAGGAGTACGGTTCTACCTCGTTTTGTGCCTGCGCAAAGGTAAACGGCGCCTTCGTCTCTGCCGCCTTTTTCTCTTCGTCTATTCCGTTAAGCGCGCTCCAAATAGCGTCCACGCCGTGCTGGTTGTCCGCGTTCCATGCATTTATGATCTTATCCTGTTCTTCTGTGGGCCGAGTATTGAAGGCATCAATGCCCATAACCTCGTTGACGTCCTGCCTGAATGTATCGTTTTCAAGCAGCGCCTTGCGGTTTGCAAGATCATACGCCTGCTTGCTGTTCCCTTCAAGCGCGTCCTGCGCCGCCTTCATAGCGTCCTGATGGTTTGCGCCGTTTGCAACGGCATCCTGATACAGGTTTGAATACTGATCCTTTTTGCTGTCATCAAGACTGCGGAAATACTGCATGCCTGTCAGCTCTGATGGTTTCCAGGATTGTGCTTGGATGTCTTCCGCTGTCATGCTGCTCGGCGTTTTGCTTGCAAAAAAGCTCTGCACTTCCTGACCGGTGAACGGCAGCTTCCACGTTTTGTACGCGGGCTGCATTATCTGTTTTTCAGGCTGTTCAGGCGTTTTTATTTCGGCAGGCTGAGCTGCGCGAAACGCGGCAAGGGTTTCTGCTCCTGCCGCGTTCGCTCTCTGATAGTCGTTTGTTTGTTTAAATACCGGATTGAATCCTTTAGCAAACGCATTGCGCTCGTCGTCTGTCCTCAGACTTTGCCAGATGCTTTTAGATCCAGATTCTTTTTCGAATGCCATACTTTTAGCCCTCGCTTATCTTAGTCTGTTTTTCCATAGCCGCCGATTTCACTCGCCTCGGCTGCTTCCTTGTAAACTGTTGTCGCTTTCAGTACGGCATCCGCAACCTTTCTCGGCATAGCGCCAACCGTTACAGCCTGCTCTACAAATTCGCTTACATTTCCGCCGGTTGCTTCGGACCATTCTACGGCGTCATTTACATACTCCTTAAACTTGTTGTAAGAGACGCCTCCGCCGCCACCGCCGCTGCTCGCCTTATACTTCGCATACAGGTCCGCCAGCTTGCTCTCATACGCCTGTGTCTCGTTCATGTAGCGCGCATACTCACTCTCATCCAGGCCCTGCAGCGCCGCGAGATTTTGCCGCTGCGAATTTTCATTGTTAAGGTACTTGTTGTACGCCAGCTGGTACAGCTCAGGGATCTGGTTGCTCAGGTTGCCCAGACTTTCCTGGTATGCCTGCTGACCGGCCAGTGCACCGTATGAGTTGCCGTATCCACCGGTCAGTGCTGCTGCAGCGCCCTGCGTATCCATCATGGCCTGTTTTCCCTGGCGAATATAGTTGTCTTTGATCTGCTGGTACAGCGCGTCGGTGTTTACGTTATACTTGAACGGCTGCTGGCCAAGCAGGTTGTTCATCGTCTGGCCGATCTGCGTACCGTATTGGCTGTTGTATGCGCCTGGCTGCGCGCCCAGGATGGCGTTATAGTCCGTCTTGGCGTTGCCGGTCGCCATCACATTGCGCCATGCAGCGCTCTGCGGCACGGTGCCCTCTGTATTCACCGGCGTGATCTGCTGAAACCCGTTCGGGTTCGCTGTTGTTCCCGTCGTGCTGCCATTGTTCAGTACAGTCTGCTGCACTTCTTCAGGCGTCAGCTGCACTTTGTCTTTTTTGTCCGCCATGTTACACCCTCCCGATTCCTATCATAGTTGCGGTGCCAGCTCCCGCTGCAGCTGCCGCTGTATATATCGTCAGTGTTCCTGCGCTCGTTTCATCCTGGTCTGTGCTGCTGCCCAGCCACATGTCACCCGTATTGATGACAGCCATGGCGCAGTACAGCGCGCTGAATTCCTGCTCCCAGTCGCCAGCGCTTTCCGTCCGCTTGAACACGTTTCCTTCCGCCGTTGCTGTGCCGGCTTCTATCTCCACCGGCTTGATCTGGATCATCAGCCCGCCCAGCGTAATGAGCAGGCTGCCGCTCTTCTCTTCTACCTGTGCCTGCGGCACCTGGTACCCCAGCTGGGCCAGCGTCACCTTGTGCGGGTTTTTGTAGTCCAGCAGGTGCTCCGCCACTGCTTCCGCTGTGGTTTTGCTGCCCACTGCGCCGGTCAGCGTGGTCAGTCCCTCCAGCCTTTCGTTGTAGGCTGTGGTGAAGTTATCCACACCCAGGTTGGCCATCTGCTGCTCCAGCTGCGGCACCAGCCGCTGTGCCCACCGGACCAGGTTGTCAAAATCATTTTTCAGGTTGCCGCTGTCTTTGCGGCCCGGCATCTCCAGCATTATGCCTTACCTACTCTTTCTGATCCTTCTTCATACGTCTTGCACATGCTCAGGATCATCACCTTGCCGGTCCCGTAATACCGGAGCCGGAAGTGGTCGCAGCGCTTCGCGCGCATCATCAGTGTGACCGATTTTTTGCTCTGGCTCTCATAGGTCAGCGCGCGCTGCCAGTTGCCGTCGCTGTCGTACTCTATGTCTACCATCAGCTTGGCGCCGCGCTCCATCTTCACGCGCAGCGTCAGCCGCTTCAGGAATTTCTGGTTGGGGCTGTCCTCACCATGGTCGCCGGTTTCTGCTGCCCATCTGATCTCTTCCTCGTCGTATGACGTGCCGGGTATATCGTATTTCGTTTCCCATCCGGCTCCGCCGATCAGCCAGAGTCCTCCCCAGTCAAGTCTGAATGTGCCTTCCGCGGTGTTCGCATACCCTACAGTGATCACGTTCCCGACGGAATGCCACAGCCCGCGGCTGGTGTCCATGGCATACTCCCAGTCGATTTGGTCCCCGTTGTCCATGTGCTTGTCGCCTGTCACCTTTGCGTACAGCAGCATCTTGTCTCCGTGCGCGCCGGCGATAGCATCGTCCAGCGTCACATCACCCAGCGCATCGCCAACGCTCACCGGGCTTGAGCCGTCAAACGCCATGACGCCGTGCCGGTTTACGTAATACAGAATGCCGTTCACGACGCATAAGGATTTGTGGCAGCCTTCCTTCACACCGCGGATCGGCAGCTCAATCAGCTGGTAGTTCTCAGGCCGTGTGCCGTATAATCTGTGGCACCGGTCCTCTTTCCAGAAATGCACGTACACCATGTACGCAATGCAGCCGGTGTAGTTCCCCTCGCTGCCCACGGTCGCCGCATAGCTGTCCGTGCTGATTCCCAGGTAGCTGTTCCAGTTTGTCGGATCTCCCAGCTTGCTGCCGTAGATCTCATGCTTCTCGCTGCTGCATCCCCATAGACGGTTCCCGTTCTCGCAGATGAAGTCCATCTCCGGTGCCTGCCGCGTGATCGAGATCTCGCCCTCCTGGTCATAGTCGCGGACCGTGCCGGTTGCTATGACGATGTAGTCCTCTCCGCGTGCGTATACGGTTGCCGCATCCAGGTTGTACTCGTCATAGTCAAATCCGGTCAGCTTCACGACGTCATAATCCTTGAAGTCAGCGCCCAGCGCAGGTCCTTCGATCCTGCTGTACACCGTGTCGATACCCTGCCATTCGCCGTCCAGGTATTGGTACATGGCGTTTGTCTGTGTATCAAACCAGTAACTCATAGCAGCAGGGTCCGCCGGTGCTGTGTCGCTGGCAGTGTATTGGTATTCCTGACCGGACAGCATACACGGACGCACAGACAGCGTTGTCCCGTTGCTGCTGTACGCCGCGTTCATGCTGCTCAGCTCTTTTGTATGCGTGTTGTAGATGGTCCCGTCCGGCCAGACGATCAGGTACGCTCCCATGCGCACCAGCTGCGGCTGGTCCGTCGTCACATGGCAGATATGCTCGCCGTCATAGTACAGCTCATGGTCCTCCACCCAGCTCAGCGCCTCTCCGCCCAGCAGCGCCTGCGGTTGGCTTATCGGCCTGATGTACCGGTTCAGCTTGCGCGGTGCAAGGTACGGATACTCATCGCTGGCCAGCCCGTACATAAACACGAATTGGCCCGGATCAGCGTTCTCGCGCTGCCACAGGCCCAAAAACTTATCCTGCATCTGCGATTTTCGTGCTTTGCTGTTAGGCGGATTGAGAAACGGCAATACCATAGCTGCCTCCTAAATCTTGAAACCTCTATAGTGATCGCGCCGGAACGTCCTGCTGATGTGCCTGCCCAGCTCGTCCCATGTCGCGTTGAATAGCTGCAGGTCGTTGTTGTACCGGTCGTACTCACTCTGCGCCAGATCCAGCTGAGCGAGCAGCCAGTATGTGTACACCTTGTGATACGGGCTTGGCGTCAGCAGCTCTCCGCCTTCGTCCGGGATGATATACCCGTCCATCAGCTCGCGGATCACGCGCTGCTTCAGCTCATCGATCTGGTTGAGTGCCCACTCGTCCTGGTATTCCAGCGGCCGGATCTCACGTACCTCGGCCAGTATATCTTCCCTGGTCATAGTATCACTGTCCTAACTGCGCCGTGTTCTGCTGGTATTCTTTTTCCTCGGCTTCCACTCGGCGCATGATCCGTGCTTCTTCAGCCCGCATCTCCTCGATGAAATCCGCCACATAGTCATCAACCTCAACCGGCACGCCGCGCTGGATCAACCAGTTTCTGCCATTGATTCCAACATACAGGGGTTCACGGTATCTGTAATCATCTTTAAAAAGCTCAATGGTTACTTTTTTCTTGGGCTGGTACGGGATCGTCGGCGTATACTTTGCGTCCGGTAGTTCCAGTGCTTCAGGCTGTTTTACGATATTGGTTGTCGGTTCTGCAGTTTTCCTGGTTGCCATGTGGTGATTCTCCTTTCGTATTACAAATGCCCAGCCCCGCACTCGCGGGGCCGGGACAATGGTTTATTAGTTGGCCGCGGCCATGGTGTTGGTCGCGCTGGTGGTTTCGATGCGGACCATATACTGTTCGATCAGGCGCTTGGCCAGGCGCATGGCCTTCCAGCCCACGGAGGACCTTTGATTGAGTGGGTCTGCCGTTCCGCCGCTGCCCAAGGGCTTGACAATGTGCTCAAGGCCGGCGCCTTCGAGCTCTGATACAGCGTACGCGTCAGCACCAAGCACCATGGTGGTGTAGATGCTGTATTTGTCGGTGCCGCTGATCACAGCGCCGGCATTGGCGACGATCTTCGCACGGGTGTTCTTGATGACACGAATGTTGCCGATGGATCCGATTTCGCCTTTATAAATCTTCTCAGGATGTACATAGCGCTGCGCGTCCTGCCAGGCCTGAGTTTTTTGGAGGTCGGCCGCTACATAGGGATGCATGATGGCCACATATTCGCCGTCGATGGTCGGGGCGTCCTGAGCCTCCAGCGCAGCAGCTGCGTCGATCAGCAGGTCCACAGTCATCAGGGCAGTGCCGTCCATGGTGCCGCGTGCGGTATTTTCGGTGTAGGTACCGGCCGCATAGTTTGGCGCATAGATGACGTTGGATCCGGCGCTCACGACGTCACGGATCAGGGTGTCGATAGACTTGCCAGCCTGGCGGCCTTCGGCCTTGGTCACTTCCGCGATGATCGGGTCAACAGCTTCCCACTGGAGCTTATCAGACAGGCACACCCAGTAACCGATCTGGTGCAGGGATTCGTTGATCGCATTCATGGTGATTTTGTTGCCGTCGGGCGTCACACCTTCAGTCAGGTCGCTGGTCGCCACCGGCAACGGACTCATGTAGCGGAATTCAATGGTATTACCGGTATGCTGGGGGATGGGCACCTTTTTCCCAAATTTTTCAAACAGCAGTTCCGGCTCCATGAATTGCAAGAGCTGGGTTTTATAAAAAACCTTCATTTCGTCAGACAGCGCGCTGTCTGTCGTGACGTTGGTATAGGGATTCGCAAAGGTCTGCAGGCTCATCAGCGCTGCCAGGCCCTTCAGGGTTTTCAGGTCATTCATAATCATTTTCATGGTTGTCACTCCTTTCATCAGGTAGGCAGGTCCGCAGCTACCCACTGGCCGCTGCCGTTCACGGTCAGTACCTTGCCCTCGTCGCTGCTGGTCACGGCAGGCAGTTCAGGCGTCACAGACGCCTTGGCCCATACGCCGCCTACCACTTTCAGCACTTTGCCGTTGTCGCTGCCGCTTACAGCGGGCAGCAGGTTGGCCCCCTCG